ATCAAGGACGCTGCAGACGCGCTCTCAAACCTCTTCGGGCCTGACCCGATCTCTACCGTCTTCGGTCATAGTGACTGAGGCAACCCGCAACCGTAGCCCACAAGGACACAGCTATGGACTTTCTAGACAATACACCGGATCTGTCCACCCCCGACGGGGCACGGAAAGCGATCCACGACGTACACAAGGCCGCGAAAGAACTTCGCGATGAGAACGGCAAGCTGCGCGCCAATATGGACGCGATGACGACCGACCTCAAGGCCGCACAGAAGAGCATGCAAGAGGCCCGCGCTTCCCTTGCCGCACCTTCCAAGGGTGATAGCGAGCTTGGCCGCTACATCACCGCCAAGGGCATCCGCACAGTCGGTAAGGAGAACGAGCACGGCGTCTACCTGCCGGGTCTCCTCGATGACACCGCGCGGAATGACTGGCAGGAAGAGTTTCAGAAGGCCTGCGAGACCTACACCTTCGCATCCGCTGCACTGGGTCGCCCTCACAAGAAGGCTCTCTCTCACGTGCACCACATCATGACCCAGGCGCCCAGCGCTGTCCGTCGTGCCTTCGACTCTCAGGCCGGCAGCGGTGGCGAGTTCATTCCCGCCCCAGTGCTTCCCCTTCTGGAGAAGGACGTCATCATTCGCGGACAGGTGATGAGCCTCTTTGATGAGATCGCCGTTTCGTCGAACTCTCAGACAATGCCCGTCATTAGCAGCGGCCTGCGCCCATACCTCAAGGGAAGCGTGACCAGCGACAACCCTGCACAGTTCGAGGCCTCCAGCCTCGGCACCGCAGAGCGCACCATCGCACCGAAGGGAATGGCTGTCAGGACCGTCCTCTCGGACGATGCTGAATCGGACGCAATTTTCGACATGGTGCCTCTGCTGAGGTCCCAGGCAATCGAAGCACTCGTGCATGGTGTGGATGACTGCATCGTAAATGGAGACAGTGCCGCCACGCATCAGGACACGATCGCATCTTGGGACACTCGCGGTCTCTGGGGCTCTTCTGGTCTCGGTACTTCGATTGATCATCGTCGCGCTTGGCTCGGCCTTCGTGCCCGTGCCTATGACCAGGGCGCAACCGTCGACCGTTCGACCTATAGCTATTCCACCTTTCTCGAAAGCTTGGCAGACCTTGCCACGCCTCGCGGAATCGGCGGGACTGAAGGGAACTTGATCTACATGATCAGCCCCGAAGGGTACCTCGCTAACGTGGCTGGACTCGATCAGGTCTCTCTTGTGGCTAACTACGGCCCCCAGGCCAGCGTGCTCAACGGAGAGATCGCCAAGCTCGGCGGCGCTCGGGTGGTGCTCAGTGACATGATCACAGCAGATCTCGCAGCCACCGGGCTCTATACCGGCAGCGGCTCGAAGACTGGTGCGCTCATCTTCAATGCATCCCGCCACAAGATGTTCATTCGACGCGGTCAGCGCGTGGAACTTTCTCGCGATTCAACCCGTGGAATCACTTCGATCATCACAACCTGGAGGGGAACCTTCAAGGCTGTCTCCAGCTCTGCGACCGTTAAGGATGTCATCTACGAGTTCAACCTCTCCAGCTAATAGCTAAAGGAATTAACTATCATGTCAGTACAAGAGACAATTGTGATGATGGAGCAGCTAACGCAGGGGACTGCGGGCACTGATGAAGACCATTACCTGACCGTGCCATGCGCCGGCGAGTGGATGCTCAAGAAGGCTTACATCAACGTGAGCACGACTGTGGCAACCGACTCCAGCCACTACGCGACGATCGCACTGAAGCAAGGAGCCACCACGGTTTCCAGCTTTGCGACTAACGACGGAGCACTGACCGCAGGCACCGCGCAAGCGCTGACCAATGCGGCAGCAGGAGCTTCGGCGGTCTTCGGGCAGGGGGACACGATCCACCTGAGCGTTGCCAAGTCGGGAGACGGAAAGGCTGTCAAGGGGACTGTGACGGTCTCCCTCCAGGCCATCGTGAGCTAATGAGGGAACGCCCCCAGGACCGGCCTGTGTCGGCTCTGGGGGCCTCCACCCCCCTCGCAGGTGGGATACCTGCCCCTAAGGTCCACAGGGCCATCCTGGCGCCTCTCAGGCGCTCTAACCTCGAAGACGAAGACACGACCGATGGCGATAGCGACAGCGGCACAGATGAAGCAATATCTGAGGGTGATCACCGGGACAACCGAGGACAGCCTGCTGGACGCCTTGATCCTGCGCTTTGACCGCATCGGTAGCAGCTACTGCGGGTTCCCTACGAACTCAAACCTGTCGACCTTCGAGAACAACACATATACACACTACTTCGACGGCGATGGCACTGACGTGTTGCAGCTTCGCATCATCCCAGCGAACTCAATCACGAGTGTCTATGTGGACGTCGAGCGCCTCTATCCAGCCTCCACGCTCGTTGCGGCTTCCGACTATACGCTCGACAGCGACTTGGGCCTCCTCATCCTCGGCACTGACTCCAGCCAGGGCGCATTCGATAAAGGTTTCCGCTCTGTCAAGGTGACCTATACTGCCGGCTTCACGTCCATACCGGACGCCATCGTCCACGCATGCGGCGTCCAGGTCTCGCACTGGTACCGCAACCGGGACAACATCGGGTTCTCTAACGTCAGCCAGCAGGGAGGCTCTGTGGCTGTGGCAGACCTTGCACTCTTGCCGGCTGTGAAGGCGGCTCTGAACCCGTATAGATTCGCGGGTGAGATCGGGGGCTTCATTGGCTAAGTCCCGCACACTGCAGCAGTTCAGCGACGACCTGAGCAAGGAGGGCGCCGGGGGTCTGGAGCAGCGCTTGCGCCGCCTTATGCAAGCGCTGAAGACTGACGTAGAGTCGCAGGCTAAGCAGGCCTATATAACCTCCGGTCTTCGCAAGCGGACGGGGGCTCTCTTTGGCTCCATCTCTGGCGGAGTTCTCGCAGAGGCGGAGGGTATCGGTCTATTCGTCAAGGCTGGAGGGCTCGATAGGCACGGTCAGCCCATACGCTATGCAAGGCTTCAAGAGGAGGGTGGCACGGTCACAGCTAAGCGCGGTCGCTATCTGGCTATCCCTCTGAGTCCTGCCAAGACGCCTGCCGGCGTGGCTCGATACGACTCGCCGCGCGTGCTGGGAGATCAGCTCTTCTTCCATATGAAGGGCGGAAAGGCGTATCTGATCAATAAATCAACGGTAAAGGCTTGGTATAGGCTCAAAGAGAGCGTGACTATCAAGGCCAGACCCTATCTTCGTCCGGGTCTTAAAGAGGTCAGTCAGCGCATGCCGGATGACCTGCGCAGGATCGTGAAGCTCTCGATCGTGGGGATGTGATGGGATCACGAGCGCGATCGATACTGACCAAGATCAAGGCCGACATCCAAGGCATCAACGGGACCGGGTCGTATAACTACGATCTGAGCGGGTCAGACCAAGTCATCATCGGGTCACAGATGAACCCTGTGCGCGTGCCCTGCGTCTATGTTTATTGCGACACGGACACGGCATCGCAGATAGCAGGCACGACGCCTCTGACCATGTACTCGCGCACTATGCAGGTGATGGTCGTTGGATATGTGGCGGGCACGGACGACAGCCCCGAGGAGCTACATCTGCGGACTTGGGATCTATTGGCTGACCTCAAGGTAGCGCTCGAAGCTGATCGCAGCCTGACGGTCTCGGGCGTCGACAAGTGCGATGATTTGGAACTGAGCATGACGAGCACAGACGGAGCGCAGATCGGCCGTCCGTCTCTTGGAATCGCCGTGGTATCGTTGACCGTGAAATATCGTCAGAACTCTGGGAGCGGGTCGTGAGCTGGTACAATTCAAGCTGGAACTATCGGCTCCCTGTCTCGGTAAACAATCTGAGCGGGGCCTCTACCATCGACGCGACTGTGAGCTTCGGCGCAGAGGTGGAGCTATTCTGGGATAACACCCGGGCAGATGGATTCGATATTCGCTTCACCCAGGCGGATGGTGTCACCGAATGCGCCTACAATCGGCACACGTGGAACAGCAGCACCAAGACGGCACGCTTCGACATCGATGGCATCGCAGCAGGCAGCAGCGACGGCACGGTCGTGATCTTCATGTACTTCGGAAACCTGTCGACCACAGACGGCAGCACGAGCCCCACAATATCGAGCGCGAAGACTGGCACAATTGAGCTTGCAGAGCCTGGAATCCCTCGCGTCCTTGTGGCGCCCTTCAGGCCTGGGGAGACCATTGCACAGCAGAAGGTCACGAAGTCCAGCGCGGGTCAGATCGACGTCTGGCTTGATTGTCGGACAATGCTGCAGAAGCAGGCAAACCCCTTCAATGAATCGAAGCGCTACGAAGAGATCGCATGGGTGACAGTCCAGTCGCTGTCAGGGGGTAGCGATGACTCTGGCCGCTATGACGAGTCCGTGACCACTATCAGCGATCCAGGCTGGGTCAAAGTTCGAATCAAGGCCGGGTCGTCCGGCACTGACTACACTCTCGCCGTGACCATCGGCACATCTAACCAACGAGTAATCCAGGCACGCGCTATCGTGGACGTGCAAGATCTCGACGAATCATAGGGGGCCGAAATGGCTGTATATCTTGGAAGAAATAGCGCAATCGGCCTCGGCGAGGAGACGACTTGGGGCACAAGCGTGTCACGGTCTAACTGGCGACCGCTTGCAAATGTCTCGCTCTATCGGAAGGTCACACAGGTCCCACGACCCGACCTCAAGAGCGACGCCGGGAGCGCGATGCGCCGGGGCCACTTCGTCAGCGAGGACGCTACTGACGGATCGGCATCTCTGGTCTGCAATTACGGATCGATGGGGCTCTTCTTCAAGCATGCGATGGGCACCGCGGCCGCTCCGTCTGGCTCAGACCCTTATACACACGTCTACACCCTCGCAGCCTCTCAGCCGACCGGCTTGACTGTCGAGGTCGTGCGCGGCACCTCTACCAAGTCTGAGGTCTTCGAGGGCTGCAAGATCAACACAGCTACCTTCTCTGTCAGCGCAGGCGATGCGATGATGCTGGACCTCGACTTCATCGGTCAGACCGCAGCCGCACGAGGCAGCGCAGGAACGCCGAGCTATGCAGCCGAAGAGCTTCTCGTCCTGCACAGTCACGCGGGACAGCTGAACTTCAACTCGGTGAACTACGACCTGCGGAGTATGACGCTCACGATCTCCAACAGCCTCGATCGACGCCAGCTTCTCGGCTCTGCTGAGACCAAAGAGCCCGTCCGGTCTGACTTCATGTCCGTAACGCTTGATGTCGAACTCGAAGCCGTGGACACCCTCTACGCCGCACAGCTGGCCGGCACCCAGGGAGACGTGACCATCGCATTCACGCACCCCACAGTGTCGAACCGCAGTATCACGTTCCTGATCGAGAACGCTTACCTCGCGACCTGCGACGATAGCATCAGCGATGCGGGCGTGGTATCACTGTCGGGTCAGTTTGTAGCGGAGAGCGACGGCACCAACGAAGGCCTGAAGGTCACGGTGGTCAACGGCAACAGCTCGAACACTGGCAACTAATCACACACAAGGAGCGACAATCATGAGTGTAGTTAAGCTAATCAGCAAGAGCGCGTGCAAGGTCATCGAGGCCGGTGGCCTGCATTGGAAGATCAAGCGTGTCCGGTCCCGCGACGTCCTGCGGGCCGGGCTTGCTACCATGATCCAATTCGCGCCTGAAGACCTCGCAGATGTGATGAAGGGCGACCCTGACGAGGACCAGATACAGAAACAGCTGGCAGGCAGCTGGGCTCAGAAGATGGCATCAATGACAGATGTGCAGCAAGCGAAGATGTCAGACAGCCTCGACGCTCTTGTGTGCGCGGGCGTCATCGAGGCAAGCGAGGACGGCGAGACATGGGAGCCGATTAGATTCACCATGAACGAGCGAGAGGCCGACCCAGAGGCCTCAGTCCTCATGGTGGATACTCTGCCCTGGTCAGTGCGCCAGAGTCTGTCTATGGCTGTCCAGAGCCACTCCCGCGAGGGATTGGAGGCGGAGATCGAATCTGTCGCCACCTTTCGCGAGGGAGCCGAAAATAGTGCTGCTGGTTGACCGGATAGCACGGCGCTACAATCGGACGCCCGGGGAGGTGCTCGACATGGACCCCTATGAGCTTAGCCTCTGCGTGGTCTGCGTCCAACACGCCGACGCACATCAAGCGGAGCAGGTGAAGCGACTTCAAAGGCACAGCAAAGGGTCCATGATTCCGGCGCCCGTTCCCGTGCTCAACATAGGGGATATCTGATGGCGTCTAATATCATTCGGATGGTCCTCAAGCTCGACGATCAAGCGAGCGATGAGCTAAAGGATGTCTCACAAGAGACAGAGAAAACCACAGACAAGACGAAGAAGCTTGCTATGTCGGCAGGCAAGGCCGCTCTCGGCCTCGCAGCGGCTGGAGTCGCAGCTGCCGCGATGGCTCGATCAATCATCAGCATGGGTCAAGAGGTAGCCGACAAGGTAAACCTGATATCAGACATGTCAGTGTCCACTGGACTGGCTGTTGAGAGCTTGGAAAATCTCCAGCTGATGGCAAGGGCTACAGGCGTCAACCTTCAGGGCATGGAACGCGGATTTGTAACGTTTGC